GCAGAGTTGACTCCCCATGAAAACAACCCCTCTCGGGTATGATTTCACCTCCTTTGGTCACCCAAAAGCGAAGAGTTCGACTATTAAAATTTGTGACTCCCTTGTTCTAAAAACCTCGGCTCGGGCCGAGTAAAAATAAACAAACTTGTCATAAATTCTATTCGGCACGAACCCTGGCCGCCCACTTCGGACGCCCACCCCGGCCACAGGGGTGTACTTTATTTCTTACGGTTTTTACGCCACCGTAGGCGGTGTTGCTCTATAAAGCAACGGAGGTGCTCCAGTGAAGAAATATGTTGTGAAATCTTCACCAGCTGCCACGTATGAATCACACATAAGGCATAATACGCCATCAGTGGATACCTGAAAAGGCACAGTGGCATTCACGACACGATCATATGGATATCCACGATCGTAATCTAAATCACGCACCTCGTAATTTATACGTTTCCCCGGTTCAAAACGTAATGGAGTATAATATGGTACTTCAATCTCCAGCGCAGCGTTCACACTATTATGATTCAACGCCCCCCCAGCCAAACCCGTAAATGGTTCAAGAGTGGTCAATTGACCACCTTGAACAGCAAATCTAGCATAGGCATCAGGGCTATTGAGTGCAGTGTTCAATGTCAAAGCCGCATTTTCATAAAGACTTGTAACACCAAAACGCACATTTCTGTGCTCTGCTCTAATTGGTCCACTAACGCACTGTTGATGAATGGGAACAAATTTCCACCTTATAGCACCACGTGAGCCTGAAAACCCCAGCGTAATGTAATTCAACAAAGTCATATTGACAAAGTTGTAAAAACCCGCTGGTGCAACAGTAGGCGTCACCGCGTTAGGCATGACACCTTTCAATCGTGGAAACGCTGATCGCAAAAATTGATACTCCTTGGCTCCTATATTAGCATTACTGTCGCCAACTAATCTTTCATGATGATTGAATCGCTTTATCAATGGTCTAAAAGACTCAATAATTTCACCATAATAAACATCACCAACTTTAGTTGACATACCTGCAGCGGTCATATCCATACAAGGTTCTTGTGTAGGCTTATTCTCTGTTGTCATATCCCCATCAGGATGTATGGCATCAGACATATGTGCTTCCAATATAGCACCCTCATCACTATCTCCATCTTCTATATAAGGCATTTGTGACGGAACCGACATTTGAGGATCAAAGCCAATTGGTACAACCTCATAACGTGAAAGCAAGTTGGTAGGTTCTCGAAATGTTAAATCCTTTCCACCCTTAACATACACATTAACTTCCACATCATTGTCAACTGTACTATTTGGCGTTGTCAATTCATTCATTACGGAAATAGAAATTGTTCCATTAAACAATGTATCACTAATTGCTGCATATTGTGTTGTGGAATAAACTTCTGTGACAGCATCTAATCCAGGCGCTGGCATTTCCATAAATGTCTGCACTTGATTCATAGGAATGGAAATAGTGCAATCATTAGAGTGCCTCAAGTCAATAATCTTCGAATAAGATGTCAAATATTGACTCAAGGTAGCATCTCCAGCAACAACAGAATTGTAATTAGGATCATAATTAATCCTTAACTTACCGTTATGCATTTTGGAACACACTACCTGCACCCTAAACTCTATTGAACCTGACCAAGAATTAAATGGCAACGCAGCATAAGCCAAAGATGTCAAATAGATAGTACCACCTGCACCTTCCCTCCAAATCATAGGATTAACACGACAATTCCATAAAAACGTCTCTGTGTTATCTCCAACAGCCCATGTAAATGTATCAAACCAAGATTCATGACTTACAATATTCTGTATGGAAAGAGGGTCGACATTACTAGATGTACCACTAATACGTGGATCTATAGACATCTCTTGCTTGTCATCAACTGTTAACTTTGCAGACCTATCTGGCACAGTAGTTAAGGCCATAGAAGATACGGCCTCTGGCTTATAAGGCTCCACATTCTTAGTTTGCGGAGGCCTACTCATGCCAAAAAGCTTAGCCATACCAGCTACACCCTTTGCTGCCATCTCTGTTGCATTGGCATAAGGTGCCAGATATGGTACAGTTCCCAATTTCGCTGCAACACCAGCCACTTTAGTGGCTGGACCAGAAATGACACCGCCTGAATTGGCTTCATCTATTTCTCCCATCTGTGGCTGCAAAGCAGTACTATCAATACTTGTCGCAGCCGCCAATTCAACGTCCTTCATCCATGCAAACGTAGTGACTGTAACATCATTGTTAGCACCATTTGCATGTTTCAAAGGATTCAATGTGCGCAAAAATATATTACCCAAATTTATCCACTCTCTCTTCGTGATATTCACATAATCACGATGATAAAAGAATGGCAACTCCATATAACCACCAGAAGAATCTGAAGGATCTATAAATACCTTAGGTAAGCTTGTCATACGCACTAATGGCTCCTGCGTCAATGTATTAAAATCAGACACTGTGTCATATCTATGCAAAGGTTGATAACAAGCAATGGCACGACCATAATGAAATGGTGTGCCACTTACGACTATCTTGAAACATAACGTTCCTCGCAACAATTTAAAATTGTTGACACGATTCACAATAACCGGGTGCTCAAGATAATCGTCCCATGGGTTTATATCAGCAAACAATGTACCTCCAACTTGCCACTTATAAGCATTAAGTTTTAGAGGTCTCTCAAAGAAATTCTCAAAACGAGCGAATTTTTCATCGCGGATTGATCGAACATCGTCCACAGCTGATGGAATAATCACTTTGTGACCTTCCCTATCATCTGCAAACATAAATTGCTGTTCGCGTGTTTCTGTTTTGGAATCCCCTATAACATCTGGCTGATCTAGCACACCCATGTGTGCTTCTAGTGCATCTCCCACACGTGGCACCAATAGCATACTACAATTGGAGCTATCACGCACGTCGCATGTCGGGTAAAACAATCCATTATCCTCATCCAAATTCATGGACCAAACTAAAGTTCTGGCGTGTTCATCCGACAAGTCAGGAAGTAAATCCCGAAATACACGTGATAAAAATCTACCATGATTCTTAAAAGAACCAGTAAATGACGACAATTCAATAGTGGAATACAATAAAGTTTCAATCTCACTATTGGTCTGTAATGCCAAGTATTGTAGAGTTTTCTCACGTAACTGATCGAAATACTTCTGAAATGCACTATACCAACTCCGTGTTCTAAAATCATAGACCATCATTAAATGGTCCAATTGCAAAACACGAAATCTCCCCAGCAAGCCCGAAGGCTTGTTTGACAGCTGGTAATAGACCCCTCTGAATGCAATTACATCCACAGGTTCAGGGCCTAAAAATACCCGACTGTATCCAGCATATAGCTGTACATTGGTGTCTACATATGTACTCAGATCCGACACCGAGGTATCTGAGTTGGAATTTGTCTCGTAAAAGCTCATAAGTCATTTATCATACACTACTTAGACTTATCAGTAGTGCAAGGTTCCTCTTCGAGACATATAAGTCCCCATATATAATGTGCAAAGCCTAACAAAAATGGCGAGTAACATATAATGTTGGTATCCATATACACAAAATTCCTCTTTAACTATACACTGGAACCCCGAGGGACACCGGGGCGGCATTTAAGGCTGCTCCGCACCTTTGTACGTCTTTATCCATTTATTGACCATATCACCGTACGTACAATCCAACATTGTGCAAATATGATCAATTTCGCAACGCCGTGCAACCTCCCTCATTTGGGAGCGTCGTGCTTCATAAACATCCTTACCGTGATTAAACCATTCACGTAAGGCCCCATCTATATTCAAAGCACTACACTCTTCCTCAGATAGTGGATGTCCCTGAGGATACAAATGCATATGCAGTGATTTAAAAATTGACTTTTCAACCAAAGCACCTACATGTTGCCCAATCTCTGGAATATAAATACTCTTCCTCTTAAGGAATTCAAAATCTTCATAATCCAGATAATCCGTTAACTCACTGTTCTTGTCTGGCATGGTATAAATCTGACCATACATTCCAAGAAAATGTGATAAATTTTTAATGGTAAATTTGTCTTCATCAGGATGTGTTGATCCAATATTATCATCACCGTATGTGATAACACTCACTCTCTCTCTAAAAGGAGGTGGTGTGTCATGTACCGTGTAATAGAAACATCTCATTCCTAATGATCCAACAATACCATTTAAAACAACTGTTAACGAATTCCCACTAATGTGGGCACCTCTTGTTAAACCAATCAGTGCCCCATCGAAAGCAATAACAGAAAATACAATATCTCCAACCATTGCTTTCATAATATCGATATCCTCTCTTGAGTAATTACACTCAGAGGCCAAATCGATAAGAATCCTCAGTGCTGCAATCAGCAATTGGGAAGGAATCTTTTGATCGTAACTTCCATAGTCACCACCAATAATTCTATCCTTTCCATGCTTTAAAACGTGATTATGCATCTCCTCCCATTCAGGGCCATGACAATTTATACCAACAGCACACTCTGAAACAAGTGGATTCATCTGCAATACACGTAAAATGGGTAAGTAATATTTCCTAATCAAATATGTCAATGAAATAGCGTTTCCGTAAAAGATGCGACATTTCTCTTTTGCTAAAACTTCATCTTTCTTGCAAGCTTTTGCAATAGGGTAAGCTCTCTGTCCTGCCCTATAACAATTCTCGCAGCGATCAATTTCATCGTATATTTCTTTAGTAAATTCACGTTTTACTAACCCATCCACAGTCACTTCTTCCTTTGCTAAGAAGGACTTCTTCTTTCCTGTCAAAGGAAACCCTATTGCTGTGTCCATTTTAATACCATCAATAAATCTTTTACCTGGAATTCCATTCATATTTTCTTCCAGTGTCAAAGGTGCACAATCTTTCCACATTGTGTCCCTAATTATCTTAATTAATGGTAACTTATAATCCAATATGGCTTTAACAAGTGTATGTTGCTTAAAAGGTAAAGCAGGGTGTGACATGCCTGCCAAACATTTTTGCCAGCCAAACCAAGCAGGACTTTCAACTGGACCCCTATATATATTAGGCGATCCACATATCTCTGCTATCGTATCTGAAATTGGCAATTTTGCAACATCACTCTTAAAAGTGGATGATGGACCACAGCGTCCATAATACTCAACTTGGGATTCCTCAGGCATATAATTAAGAGCACTCTTAACAGGCAATGCAGCTTGTTCATCTAATACTTGCTTTCCAAGCACTTCTGTTTCAAATCTCTCAGCTGTACCTGTCAAAACAACACCTTCTTGTTTGCTAATAACTTCCAAAGCTTCAAGAATTTGTTGTCTCTTTAAAATACCATATCCACCACGAGGTGTACCTGTAACTCCACCTAAATGGAATCCTACAATACAATTTCCTCGCGTGTTTGATACCAAAGGTGCTCCACAATGTCCAAATTTTGTTGGAATTGTTAAATCATACGTACCACCATCATAATAAAAGTTTGTTGTCTTAACTCTCTCTGGATGTGTTCTTCCTACACTATCTGTAATTTCCCCTGTCTCATCGCGCCATAACCACTTAAATGGCACAGCACGCATAGTATCAGTGGGAAAAT